CATCCCACACCAACATCGTGTTACCACCCACCGTGCTAACGGTATCTGACGCCGTAGGAACGTATCGGCCCGGTCCTGCAAGTTTCTCGAGTTGCGCCCCCCAAATATTTATCGTCGTGGCACCCGTCGAAGGAACGGTGTAACCGACGTTGTTCGATCCGGTCGACGTCGGAACCCAGGTCACTGAACAACGGTACCAACGTGAGCCGATTGCCACGATCTGAGCATTCGTCGCGATACCCTGCGAAGCACCAATCTTTCCCGCCGCAAGGTCGAAGTACTGCACACCTGTTTGCTGAAAAGACTGCAGGGCAATCTGCGTCGCCGTCCCGGACATCACGAAAATCGATTGCGTGTATTTCTCCCCTGCAACCATCGACGAACCTTGGTAGATGTAGCCGGCGCCGCTGACACTCACTGCCGACGCCGTCCTGGTCCCGTCAGGAGCGACCACCGCGTTATCGACTACACCAGACACATTGGTGTTGCGCCCCCATACAGACGTGACAGAAAACGCCTGAGACTGCTTGAACAGGTTCGTACTACCAAGGTCAATCCATACGTCATTGATCGCCTTCGCAATCGGCGTGATAGCTTGTCGAAATGTAGAATTCTTCGAGTTGGTCTGGGCCCGGACGGCAGCGATACTGCCTGCGTTCGCCGAGTCGCCATCCGCACGTGCCTTTTGCTCAGCCGTGATCGCCGCCTTGCTGGCGTCGGCCGTTGCTGTCACCGCATCGATGCGCGTTGACAGTGCCCCATCAGCGTCGGCACGCGCTTTCTGTTCAGCCGAGATCGCCGCGGCGTTGGCGCCGGTAGACGCCGCAACCGTATCGATTCGGCTCGATAGCGCACCGTCGGCGTCGGCACGGGCTTGCTGTTCACCCGTGATCGCCGCCTTGTTCGCACCGACGTCGGCAACGACCGCGTCGACGCGCTTGCCGAGCGCCGTATCGGCACTGGCACGCGTCGTCGCCTCCGACGTGATTGCTGCCGTGTTGTTGTCGGCCTTGGCGACGACTGCATCAATACGCGTCGACAGCGCCCCGTCGGCATCGGCGCGCGCGGTCGCCTCTTGCTTTATGGCAGCCGCAGCGGCGCCGACACTGGCAGTCACCGTGTCGATCCGTTTGCCAAGGGAATCGTCCGCCGTCTGCCGGGCTTGCTGCTCGGCCGTAACTGCCGCGCCGCGGTGGAGCGCTTCCGCAGCGACGGCATCAGCCCGGTCCTTTGCCTCTTTAGCGATCGCGTCCGTGCGATCTTTCACCTCCTTTGAAATTGCGTCCGCGCGGGCCTGCGCCTCGCTGGCGATTGCCGCCGTGCGATCCCACACCTCCTTCGCGATCGCGCTCGCGTTGTTAGCGACATCCTCCTGAATTCCCGGGATCGCATCGATCGGCTTTTTCAAATCCTCGCCCAGTGCCGAGTGGGAGATCTGCCCCTCGAAGTATTTTTCGTAGGCGCTTTGATCGTTCGTCGGCTGCCCCTGTACGCCCGAGCCAGATGCCGGGAACCACGGTCCGACATTCCCCGTTGTATCGACCAGGCGGGCCCAGTAATAGAAGACCTGACCGACCGCAAGACCCTGGATTGACGTCGAGGCCTGCGGGTACGCAAAGTCCGACAGCTTGATTGCGTCGGCGAGGTTCGGCGTGCGGCTTTGCCAGATTTCCGTACGTTGTGTGTCGCCAGCTGAACCGTCAGCCGGGAACGCCCAATCAAGGTTGATGCCATACACAACGCCCGCGGCCTTCAGCGATACAACAGCTGGCGGCAGGCTCGTTTTGCCCGTCAACTGTGTTTCCGCACTGACGGCCGGCAGCGACGTGACGCCCATCACATTCTGAGCCCGCACGCGGGCCACGTAGCGGCCCTGATAGATTCCCGGCACCTCGACCTGCAGGCTGCCGGTCCGCGCGACCGTCACCCACTCACCGTTGTCCTTTCGCCATTCCGGAAGGTACGTCACAGCGTTTTCCGCGGCATCCCAAGCGATGACCATCGTCGTTCTCGAAATGCCCTGGTCGACCGCCGAGTATGTCGAGACCCTCACGTTTGCCGGCGCGCCTTGCACCGACGGCGGAATAATCGTCGGCGGCCGCTGCTGGATCTGCACGCCGTTGTCGATCGCTGCGTATTTCCCTGGCTCGTGCATCGCCGCGGTGATTGTGTATGCGATCTGCCCGTCGTCGTCGCCCTCCTGCACGCTGACAACGCGATAGAGCTGGGCGGCGAGCTCGCTGCCTTCGATCATCCACACCGCGCCCGACACTGGATCGGCATCAAAACGATCCGCCATTGTGAGCACGTCGCCATCGACCGACTTCACGGTGCGCGATTGCGCAACACCCGACGGCAGGATCGCCGTGAAACGATCGCCCGGTGCCACCGTCGGCGCCTTGTCCAGCGTGACGACCGCGCCAGCTGCGGAGCGGATTCGACCGCCGATTCGCCGGCCCGCCTTCCTCGGATCTGCGATCGCGATGACCTGGCCAGGCCCGACGAGCACGCCGTCCATCCCCACCTGAAACGACACCGTGCCCGACTCGTAGCGGGACGTCAGAAGAATCCACTTCCCGAGCCGATGCGCTTGGGCCTGTGACGTGCAGCCGAACGCGGTAATCTGAGTTTTGACGACGCCGTATCGCGCGATTCCGTCCTCGTCCGGCACATATTCGACAGCCTGCTTGTACTGGTTCGACGGATCGTTGTAGCTGACGAGCGCAACCGTGTATCGCGTCTTACGCTCGCTGCCGACATACCGGAATGCACCATCGATCACGTTAGCCGCGGTGTACACATACACAGGATCCGAGGGCATGTCGGCCGAAGCAACCACGGCGCCTGGCCCCCAGTACGCGATGCCGCGGAAAACACTGGCGATGTCCTGCAGCACCTTGAACGCGTCGGCCGCCGACTGAATCACGCAATTGCACGTGAAGCGAGGCTCGACACCGCCCTTACCATCGGACACCATCACATCGCAGTAGCGCGCGATTTCGTACAGCCCCCACTTGTCGATCATCGACGCATCGACCGCTTTTCCAACTCCGTACCGCTCGTTCAACAGCAGGTCGTAGAAGATCCAGGCTGGGTTGTTCGTCCACGCCAGTCGGAATGTGCCGTCCCATACGCCCGAGTACGTGCGCGCTTCAGGGTCATAATTCGAAGGCACGCGGACAATCAGGCCGCGAACGTGGTACGAGCGCACCGGCACCTGCGAGAACGAGCGTGCGTCGAACGTCATGCCGACGAGCGCCGTCATGGGGTAGCGGAGCTTGCGATCGATAACCTCGGTGATCGCCTCGATATTCACCGTGTCTGCGATCAGCGAGCTGTGCGCGTTCGGTGTGATACGCCGCACGCGCACCAACCAGCCGGTTGATGCGCGCGGCAGCTCGATACGATGCGAGCGCTCGTACAGCGACGTCGTTTTTCCATCGAATGCCGACGACAGCACCTGCGCATACGAGCCACCGTCGACCGACAGATCGATTGCGTACTCCACTCGGTAGCCAAAAACGCCGGACGCCGGATCACTCTTCTGCAGCGCCGGCACACCGAATCGAATCCGGACCGCCGTGAGCTGCGTGTTCTGCACCTGGCGCACCCACGGCGCGTCGGAGGTCAGCGACACACCTATGGCCGATTCGCGTTCGACCGCCGGAAAGCCCGGCATGAAATCCTGGTCAAGCGTGCCCGTGCGGACATCGACGCTGTAATTCTGGAAATTGACTGAGCCGTCCGAATTCTGAATCGGCGTTCCGTCGAGAAACACCGACTGCATACCCTTCACCGGACCTACGATCGGGCCCTCGGAAATGATGTCGAGCACCTTCGCGCGCGCGATCGAGTGCAGGTTGTCCGGTGATTCGCCGCCCCCACTACCACCACCGCCGCCACCCTTCGCGCCGTTGATCCGCTTCGGGCCAGATTCCGCGTAAATCTTCTTCACACTTGGTCTTCCGTATAAATGCCCGAGCTGACCACCTTCGAGCCGACGATCATTTCGCCGTAGACAAGCGGCACGGGCTCGCCCTGCGCTGCGCTGTTCACCGGTCCATTGAAGTAGTAGGACGTGCCGTTGTCGGCAACGCCCGCGAGCCCCGCCTGTTGCGGGCTCAGCATCTGAGTGATGCCGCCGAGCGCCATCGAGACGCCCAGGCCGATAAGCGTCGGCTGATTGAAGACGAAACCGACCACGGCCAGTGCAGCGCCGAGAATCGTCTGAAATAGCCCGCCGCTCTTGCTGCCGATGATTACCGGGGCGATCCGAATCGTGTCGTCGCCGACCGGCGAATCGAGATCGTCTTTGCTGAGGTTTCGTCGACCGTTGAATACGGCGAACGTCAACTGCTTGCTTTGCGCGTCGAGCAGGAACTGCCGAAAGCCCGGGATCAGCACCGACAGCGCGCGCAGCGCCTCGGACGTCGACGACACCGACAGGCGATGAGTCCGACCGAAGCGCGTGCCCAATATCCCGTAAAGCCTCACCTCACGCACTTTCACGATCAATTCGCACCTCCGACATATCGCAGCACCGTCGTGCAACAGTCTCGCCACATCGCACCCCAGACTGCCCGACAGGACAATCGCCCGTACATGTGATGAGCGAACATGCCGTCACCGAGATACACCCCCGAATGATTGGGCACGCGGTTTTTGCTCCGGACCTGCATCAGAAGCACGTCGCCCGGCTCAAGCTGCGCATCGCGCCCCAAATCGAGAAACCCCGCGTCCTGATAGTGCGCGACATACAGGTTCGAATGCCCGTCGTCCCACCACCCATCCGTGCGCTCGAAGTCCGGTAGCGCGATGCCGCGCTCCGCGAGATACCAGTCGCGCACGAGCGAATAGCAATCGAGCACACCGTGCAGATACTCCCGGCCGTACAGCGGCGCGGTGTATCCGCTTGGCCCAAATTCGCACCAGTTGTCGACGGCGATCGAACCGTCCGCCTGCACGCCGAGCGATACGATCACCCACACCGGGATATCGGCTCGCTCGCACATTGCACGATCACCCATACTCGGCTGCGCGGTGCCATTTGGATGCGAGTGCACCAGCGCGAGAATTTCGCCCATGTCCGCGGCGTCCGCGTAATCCTCGGGCGCGAGCGCGAATTGCTCCGTCGGCGTCGACGCAATGTTTCTGCCAGGCAGATACACGTCACCGGCCGCGGTCCCAACGATTAGGCCGCAGGACTCGCGCGGATACTCCGCAAGCGCGTGGGCCGCGATCGCCTGCTTGATTCGTTCGTCCATAAAAAAACCCGCCGATTGGCGGGTCCTTGAAGTGAGGTTGATAGACTGGCTAGGCAAGCGTGTCGCACAAAAAGCCGCCGTGCGGCAGCGGATTGTTCACGCCATACCGGCATTCACACCCGCTGATTTTCTGGCTGCATCGATCGAGCGCCGGATCGCTCACCGGCTTGTCGTCCTTGTCGAAAAACACCATAGCGGTATATCCGCATTCCGGCCCTCGATACCGCCACTGGCACATGCCAACGATCTGTCGCGCCGGCACCTGTTGACCACCAAAATCGAGCGGCGATGACAGTGTGAATTCGACCTGTACGCCGGGCTGCTCGTCGCTTTTCTGCTCAACCCGCCACTGCTCGACCGGCCACTCTTCGTTCGGATCCGCAGACGGGTTTCCGCCCGGAAAATTGACTGAATCGAGGTACTTCGCGAGCGTGCGGCGCCGGAACACCTTCGCACCGACAAGATCATCCAGCGCGATACATAGTGCCGTGATCGTGCCGTTGATGTCCCCGACAGTCAGTGTTGGCGACGGCTGGCGCGCGTCCGATGTCCGCTCGAAGCCGGCCGCCTGGATCGGCCATGGTTTGTATTCCTGGCCCTGCCACACGATCGATGTTGATTGCAGATGACCGTGAAAGCGCAGCACATCTCCGTTAATTTCCGAGCAATCGACCTCGAAAAACTCAAGCCGCCGACCAGGTTCGAGACTTTGAACGTCCGCAGTAATAGTCATGCGGCAACTCGACGAGCAGTTAAATGCCCGAACCCCGGAACGTTCGCGTTTGCGGCTGCTTGTGCATTCAGCCAGATAGTTGTAGATCTGCTAAAGCGAAATCGCACCATTGGAGTAGTGAAAGTAGCCCAGCCCTGCGTGCTAAGGCCGTCGATTCCTGCAAACTGCCCTGCGACGATAGATCCTGAAGAACTGGCCACACCGACGAACGCCATCGTCAACAGCACGCCCGAAGCGTTGAAGTTGAAGATCATGCTACCTTGCACATCCCACTCACCCGGACCGAGATTCAAAGTGGTCGTGCCTACCGGGGTTCTATTCCCCGGTAGGGAGATTGTGGAATTCGAGGTTGTAACGATTTCGCCGACATTTCCGGGCGCGGGTTCTATGCCGTCTGTACGTCCTGCGACGCTGAGTTTGCCGGATGGATCGAAGTTGCCGTTATCCCACGGCACTTTGCCGGCGAATGTGGGGCGAACCTTGTACGATACTGCGCCAGGGCCGTAACGAACCACTTCCTGCGTGTTGCACGTTACGCCGAATACACCGTCTGAAATGTGAAAGAACCCAGTGTCTGGGGCACCGTCGTTTTGGAATGCAATACCGGGCGCAGTTGCCGTTCCTTCGGGAGCGAATATCCGGCCGTTGATGGTTAAGCTTCCACCGGCGGCCAGATTGCCGCCGACACTTAGCGCACCATTAACCACCTCATCATCGCCGTATGCCCGGCCGCGCATGAGAACTCGCCACGCATTCACGCCGTCCGTATCCAGCAAAACCGCTTCGCCGGAGTTGAGCTTCGTGAGTGCGAGCGCGTCGCCTGATCCGGCCGCGACGGCGATAGCAATCGCCTTTCCGACGTTCCGGATATGGAGCACCCCGTCGGCAGCGCATTCCGAAGCCGCCGGCAAAGTAATCGTGCCGCCTGCAGCAATGTTGATGCTTACTCGTCTCCCCAGGTGACGGGCCGCAGTTAGCACCTGCGATGAAGTAATGGGAGATGCCGTCGTGAGCGCGGCCTGCGCGCTCAATACATCAACGTTCGCGTTGAACTTCGTGTTTGCCGCACGCTGGTCATCGCCACCAGCACCAGTCGGCGGCGTGCCAAGGTTTGCTTTTTGAAGATTTGCCATTCCCTGTCCTACGGTGCGAATGTCTGCTCAAACTGTGCGGTGATGGTGTACACCCCGCCGTCCTTCGTCGGCTCCGTATACTTCTCGCACACGAAACGTCCCTGTGGCCGAAGCGGCGGCGTCCAAAAAAAGGACATCGCGCCGGCATGCGCATCGAAAAATTCGTAAATCGCGCTGATCTTTTCGGCACTTCCAACGAACCGTAGGTTGTACGTCGACGCGCATG